CCACGCTGACGCTCGGAACCGATTTTCTCGCCGACGCGGCGCTGGGCCAGATCACCCGGCTGGAGACCTACTGGGCCTCGTCGAACGCGTCGCCCGGCCCGACGCGCTGGCGCGGCTCGCAGATCGTCGTCCAATACAGCGCCGGCTACGCCACGATCCCCGCCGACGTCTTCGACGCTGTGTTCATCCTGGTGAAGGCAAAATATTATGCGCAACTGCGCGACCCGATGATCCGCCAGCAGGCGAGTCCGGGGATCTCGGAAGCGACCTACTGGTTCGCCGCCGGCCCCGGCGGCGAAGGCGACCTGCCCGCCGACGCGCAAGCTAAATTGCAGCGCTATCGCGTGCCGAAGGTGGGATGAGATGGTAGACCCCGCGCTTCAAGCCTTCACCGCGCAGGGGGTTTACCGCGCCGGCGTCGCGGTGACGTTTCTGCGCACCGAGGGCGTCTCGCCCAACGTGACCACGACCTCAGCCGCCGTCACGGCAATCCTGCGCGGCGCGCTGACCGACACCACCGAGGAGGCGCAGACCGGCTATTCCGGCTCGCAGCTCGGCGCGATCACGCAAGACGATCGCCAGTGCATCGTCATGGCGGCCGATTTGTGCAACGCCGGATTTCCGCTGCCCGTCGCCAAGGGCGACAAGATCGTCGAGCCGACCAGCGGCGAGAAGTTCACCGTCATCCGCGTCGACGCGTTCAAGCGCGCGGTCGCGGGTGCGATCGAAATCGTCTGTGTGGGTGTAGCGTGAAGTTCTACCTTCGTGTTTCCGACAACGTGCTCAACGCGCGCATGGCGCGGCTCGGGCCCGGCGTGCGCGAAGCCTTGATCGCGGCGCTGACGCCGATCGCCGCCGAGATCGCCGACGACGCCAAATCGCGCGCCGGCGGCCATATCCGCTTCATGGGCGGCGACCCCGGCGCCTATCTCGACGGTTTCCAGTCCGGCGTTTCCGACAAGAAGGCAGACCGGATCACCGGCTATGTTCGCTCCGACAGTCCGCACGTATTTTTTGACGGACGCCTCGTGCCGCTCGCCGTGCTGCTCGAATATGGCGCGAAGACGCCTGCTCATAAAATCATGGCGGTGCTCGGCAAGGCGCTGCACTTCACCGGCTCGGCCGGAGAGAGCTTCGCGCGATCGGTGATGAGCCCCGGCGCGACGATCCCGCCCTATCCCGCGATTCTGCCCGCCTTCGACGCCCACCGCTCCGAGATCCGCGACGCGATCGAAGGCGTCGCGCGCAAGGCCGGGCAACTGTAGGACACTATGACTGTCGCTCGTGAAATCGTACTCAACGCGCTGCTGGCCTATCTGGGAACGGCCGGCCCGTTTGTGACGAGCTCCCGGCGGATGATTCCGCCCGAAAAGATCACGCCGGCCATGTCGCCCGCGCTGTTCCTGTTTCAGGAAAGCGAGATGCACGATAGCGCGATTCCCAATTTACCGGCGATCGGCAAGTTTCATGTTCTCGCCGCTCTCTACAACAACGCGGGAACCGACGAGAACGTCATCCCGGAGACGGCGCTGAACATCGCGCTCGACGGGATCGACGCCGCGTTCAAGATCTCCGACGCCACCGACGGCTTCGTCACGCTCGGCGGCGTCGCCTATTCGATCCGCCGCAACGGCGAGTCGAAGTTTCTCAGCGGCGCGCTGACCGGCTGCGCCGGATGCATCGTCCCGATTCAGATCATCGCGCCGTAGGGCGACGCGGTGTTGTCGTCGGTCATGTCCGACCTTTGTTGACCTGTAGCGATCTGTAACCATCGAAAGGAACCCCTATGTCTGGACTGAGCGACTACGCGGCCCAAGCGCTGCTCAATTGGGAAACCGGCCTCGCGGCCATGCCTGCTGTGACGAATCGTTATCTCGCGCTGTTCACCACCGCGCCGACGGCCGACGCCGGCACCGGAGGGACCGAAGTTACGGGCGGCGCCTATGCGCGCGTCCAAATTGCCGGTCAGGGGACCACGAACGCCTCGACCTCGACCAGCTCGGCGACGTTGAGCTTTGCATCGACGCCGGCGTGGATCGTTCCCGGCATGTCGGTTAAGGACGTCACTTCACCCACGGCGATCACCGGCGGTCAGACCGTTCTTAGCGTCACCGGCACGACGGTCGTTATGTCCGCCAACGCTAACGCTTCCGTAGGTTCCGGCGATACGCTTCAGTTCTCAATGTGGCCGGCGTCGTCCGCCTCGTCAGGTTCCGAGCCCGCGACCGTTCCTGCGACCGTCACCAACGGCGGCGTGATCACTTTCCCTGCCGCGACGGCCAACTGGGGAACGGTCGTCGCCTATGGCGTCTACGACGCCTCGACCTCGGGAAACCTGATCAACTGGGATTATCTCGGCAATTACAAGTGGCTGCCGTTCACGTGCTCCAATGCCTCGCCCGGCGTGCTTACGAGTCCGGCCAGCGCCCTTACCAACGGAACATCGTTGGTTGTTACGACCAAATTTGGCGGGACGTTGCCGTTGACCGGCGGCTCGTGGGCGGGCATTCTGACCTCGGCCAGCGGCGCGACGGACTCGTTCACGGCGGGCGTCAACACGACCTCGACGGGCGATGGCTCTTTCCGGCAAGTCCTACAGCAGTCGATCCCATCGGGCGTCACGGCCTCTTTCGCGTCGACCACGTTCACGTTGACCTCGGCCTGAGGACTTAGCCTATGACCGCGTCGGCCCTCGTCAACCGGGCGAAAATGACGGTTTCGGGAACTCCCGGAACCGGCACAATCACGCTCGGATCGGCTGCGACTGGCGCGCAGTCCTTTGCGTCCGCGGGCGTCGCCAATTCGGCCCTTGTGTCCTACATCATAGAGGACGGGGCTAATTGGGAAGTGGGTCAGGGAACCTACACGACGTCGGGAACGACGCTGAGCCGCGGCGCCATCGCATCAAGCAGCGGCGGATCGGCCATCTCCGCGTCGACAAACGCTCTTGTCTCCGCGACCGCGCTTGCGGCGGACATCGTGACGCCGGCGACTCTCAATGCGCTGATCGCGTCCTATTTGACCGGACTGTCAACATCCCTCCCCGGCTCATCTGGGCAACTGTGGAATAACGCCGGTGTCATTGCGATTTCCTAAGCTCACGTTTCTTTCGACGGTCGCGATTGTCGCCGCCGTCGCGGCGGCGCTCGCCGCCGGAACCTACGGCTCGCCCATTCTGGCGAACCTTTATCTGCTTGGTTCGTCGACGGGCACGACAAAGATGACGAGCGCCAACGCGAGCGCGACCAATTACACCGTCACGATTCCGGCCGCCACCGACACACTGGCGCTGCTTGGACTCGCCGATCAAACGCAGGCAGGCGGCGCTAATTTGACGGTCTACGCCGCCGGCTCAAGCAGCTTCACAGTCGATTGCGGAAAGAACCCCGGTCAGTATGTCGCCAACACGGGGGCTATAACGGTCACGGCTCCCACAAGCGATGGCGTGTGCGACGTCCAGTTGGAGAACGGAACCGGCGCGGGCGCTGTGACGTTCTCGGGGTTCACCGAGGGCTCCAATACGGGCGATGCGCTTGACACGACGAGCGGGCACAAGTTTCTCGTCGGAATCACACGCATTCACGGAACTTCGCATTATCTCGTGAGTGCATTCCAATGAAAAACTGGCTGAAATCTCTTATCTTCGCCGCGTTGCTGACCTTCGCTACAGAGGCAGCAAAGGGACAAGTCTACACCGCAAACTACGGCAACAGCACCGTCTCGAAGATTACTTCAGCGGGTGTAGTCACCGATCCTTGGGCAACGCTGACTTCTGGCGCGTTTCCTAATGCCATCGCCATTGACGCCAGCGGGAACGTCTACATCGCAAACTACAACAACAATACCGTCTCGAAGATTACGTCAGCGGGTGTAGTCACCGATCCTTGGGCAACGCTGACTTCTGGCGCGTATTCTTATGCCATCGCCATTGACGCCAGCGGGAACGTCTACACCGCAAACAGCGGCAACAGCACCGTCTCGAAGATTACTTCAGCGGGTGTGTTAACGGCTGCTTGGGCAACGCTTTCTGCCGCGCCTTATGCCATCGCCATTGACGCCAGCGGGAACGTCTACACCGCAAACTACGGCAACAGCACCGTCTCGAAGATTACTTCCGCGGGTGTGTTAACGGCTGCTTGGGCAACGCTGACTTCTGGCGCATCGCCTCACGGCATCGCCGTTATCAGCGCTTCCTCCACTGTCAAACCGTTCCTCTTACTTCCTCCGGTGATCCCATGACTATAGCTCTCATCATCAATTTTCCGCAAACCGTTGCGTCAATCTTTGGCGACGTCCCCAACCCGATGCGCCTGCCAAACGGTGATATCGTCAATGGGGCGCAGGTCGGATGGACGAGCCAAGATGGCGTTTATTCGCTAGTCGCCGTTACGCCATTCATCACGCCGAGCGGGCAAGTCAATGTAGGCGCGGCAAGCTATACGGTTGACGGCGGCGTCGTGACCGAGACCTATGCGACGCAGGCCGCCCCAGCGCCGATCTACACCGCTCAGGTTTGGCAGATAAAAGCCGTGCTGACCTCGGCGCAGTTGACGGCGGTAGAGGCCGCTATCAACGCCTCCCCGAGCGCGGACGTGCTCAACGCATTTTGGTTGACCGGCGACGAACCCGTCCCTTCAAATTCCATAACTTTGCAGGCGCTCGGAGCGGAAATAGGCATGACGCCCGCGCAAGTCACCGCACTTGTCGAGGCGGCAGGCCAAGTCGCAATCCCGTGACGATCGCACGATCTATCGTTTCCACCATCGTCTGAGGTCTCTGCATGCTCGGCTTTACTCCGATCGCCATGCAGGTATTTGGCTCGGAAACACCCGGTCAATTGTTCATAGCGTCGACGGCGCGAACTTCGGCATCTCAAGGATCACCAGCGTCCGCCGCCGCAGCTCACGTGGCCGCGAGGTTCGCGGCGACGACGGGATCGAACGCCCTTCGCGTTGGCAAGACGCCGCTGGCCGCCGCACTCGCATCGTCGGTTAGCGCCGCGTCGTCGACGTCGGGAACCGCTCGGCTTATCGGGCGCATTATGTCAGCGGCGCTCGGTCCCGTACATTCTTTCGCGTCGACCCCGCTCGCGGCGGCGGCTCAGGCGCGGGCGCTCATCGCCGGGCTGATCAGCATTGCGGCTCCTCCCG